GGAGAAGAGCATACGGAGCAAATGGACAGATTTAAAAATGGTCTTATCCCATCTATGAATGATCTAGGTGCATGGCAGGCTGCTCAAGACACATTAAATAAATATGGGAAAGATGTATACGAATCATGAGCGAACAATACGATTACGATTTTATTCAGGCAAGTCTTAAGACTCAAGAAGAGTCAGAGAATATTTTTAAAGCCCATGATCCATTTGGTAAGGACTGGAATATTCTTAAAGAGTATTCTGGACTAGATCAAAACTTTAAACGTAGAACAACAAGAAATGTTTCTAAGGCTGTATATGGATACAATACTGTAGAACCATCAGCACGTTATTTAGAAAATGCTAATGCTATTCCAATGGGACAAGATGGTAGTGGATCTAAGCAGATTAATCCTGGAACGGTATATAGAAATGGCTATGGACTTTTTGATGTAATCACACCACCATACAATATGTATGAGTTGGCAAGTTACTACGATACATCATTTGCAAATCACGCTGCTATTGATGCTAAGGTAGAAAATGTTGTTGGTCTTGGATACCGCTTTGATATTACAGATCGTACAATGCTTCGTTTTGAAAGCAATAGTGATGAAGGTGCAGTAGAAAGAGCACGTCGTCGTATTGAAAGAATGAAATTAGAAATTCGTGAATGGCTAGAATCTCTTAATGATGATGATTCATTTACAAATACAATGGAAAAAGTTTATACCGATTTGCAGGCTACTGGTAATGGTTTTCTAGAAATTGGCAGAACTGTATCAGGAGAAATTGGATATGTCGGACATATTCCATCTACAACTATTCGTGTTCGTCGTTTGCGTGACGGCTTTGTTCAGATTATTGGTCAAAAGGTAGTTTATTTTCGTAACTTTGGTGCAACAAACGTAAATCCAATGACTACAGATACAAGACCAAATGAAATTATTCATATTAAAGAATATTCACCACTGAATACTTACTATGGAATTCCAGATATTATTTCTGCAGTATCTTCTTTGATTGGTGATTCTCTTGCTGCTCAATATAACATTGATTATTTCCAAAACAAGGGTGCCCCACGTTATATTATTACGGTAAAGGGTGCAAAACTGTCTGCTGATGCTGAAGACAAAATGTTTAGATTCTTGCAAACAGGTCTAAAGGGTCAGAACCATAGAACCTTATACATCCCACTTCCTGGAGATACTGATAACAACAAGGTTGAGTTTAAAATGGAGCCTGTTGAAACATCAGTTCAAGAAGCATCATTTGAAAAATATCGCAAGCAAAATCGTGATGATATTTTAGTAGCACATCAGGTTCCAATTTCTAAACTTGGAGGATCAGATTCTGCTGCTATTGCTGCTGCTATGGCTCAAGATCGTACATTTAAAGAACAGGTTGCTAGACCAGCACAGGCTCAACTTGAAAAAATGGTCAATAAAATTGTTAAAGAAAAAACAGACATTCTTGAACTTAAGTTTAATGAGATGACATTGACAGATGAAATTGCTCAATCACAAATCATTGAGAGATATGTAAAAACTCAGGTTATTACTCCAGATGAGGCTCGTGAAATGTTGGATTTACCACCACGCCCAGACGGCGATGGTAATTCTCCATTTACAATGAGTCCACGTCAGGGAGCAGATGCCAGAGCAAATTTAGCGGGTAACCGTGAAAGAGACGCAGAAAGAGCAAATAATGTGTCTGATTCTCCTGCCACCATTAGTGGAAGAAATCCACAGGGTGAGGGCAGGGCATCTCAATAGTTGAGAAATATATAAAAAGGTTTGCTATAATAATACTGCCATGACTATACAAAAAGCACACTGGATTACTGATGGCGACAATGTTCGCTTTTCTATGCCTATCGGCAAGATTGACAAAGAGCGCAGAATAGTATCTGGCTTTGCTACCCTTGATAATATTGATAAGCAAAATGATATTGTTACAACAGAAGCAAGTATAGAGGCATTTAAAAAGTTTCGTGGAAATCTCCGTGAAATGCACGGACCAAATGCAGTTGGTAAGGTTGTATCTTTTAAAGAAGATAGATACTTTGATCCAACAACAAAAAAGTTTTATAGCGGAGTTTATGTTTCTGCGTATGTTTCAAAGGGTGCACAAGATACTTGGGAAAAAGTTCTTGATGGCACACTAACTGGTTTTTCAATCGGAGGAAATATTACAAAGTCAATGGATTCCTATGATGAAGAACTAGATAAAGCAATTAGAATTGTCAAAGAGTATGAATTGCATGAGTTGTCTTTAGTAGATAATCCTGCAAATCAGTTTGCTAATGTTATCTCAATTGAAAAGGGGCAACTTGGCGGGTATTTGGCAAAGGCAGTTATTGACACGGTATACTGGTGCAGTACTGACGATATTGTAAGACTCTCAAAAGAGTCTGATGAATCATGTCCAACATGTAGTTCATCAATGAAAAATATTGGATTTGTTGAAGATCAAAACGATACAGAAACACTAAAGTTCTTAGTTGATAGTGCAAAAGGCATTAGGACAATTAAGATTACAAAGGAGGAAAATCCTATGACAGAAGAAACTGTTATTGCAGAAGAGACACTAGTTGTCGCAGATGCAACAAAAGTTGAAAATGTTGAGGTTGCTCCAGAGGCTCCAGCAGAAGACGCTGTAGCAGAGGCTACTGAAGTTGTTGCAGAAGATGCAGCAGCAGAAGAGCCAGTAGCAGAGGCAGTGGCAGAAGAGGATGCACCTGTTGCAGACGCTCCTGTTGCTGAAGAAGCAGACGCAGCAGTAGATGCAGTTGTTAGCGCAACAGCAGAAGTTGCAAAGTCTGTGGAAGAAATCAATAACTCTCTAACTAATGCCTTGAGCAATCTTGCTGAAACAGTTAAGGCTATGCAAGCCAATGTTGAGGCAATCACAAAGTCCCTTGAAACAGTTACAGGTGAAGTAAAGTCTGTAGCAAGTGAGGTAAGCCAAGTAAAGGGAACTTTTAATGAGTTTGGAAAGCGAGTAGATCTTGTAGAAAAAGATACTGCTTTCCGCAAGTCTGGCGATCTAGGCGAGATCGTGCAGGAACCTGTACGTCAGGTTCAAAAATCCCTATGGGGCGGTCGTTTCCTCACAAATGCCGACCTATTTAGTTAAGGTATATTCACTTAGGAGGTGAACAATATGTCGGAACAAGAAATCGTAAAGAACTATCCAGGTTCTCCAACAGTATCGCACAACCACCAAGGTGATGGTGCTTTCGCTTCAGGTGATATCGGCGGTGCAACAGCAACCAGCCCTACCACATCTGATATTGGTGCAAATTTGGGTAACATTGCTACTCCTGAATGGGGTGTAACTTCTGGTCCAAACGCAGTTAATCCAACTGGTACACCAGGAGGTATTCTCCTTCCAGAACAGGCTCGCCGCTTCATCGACTATGTGTGGGATGCAACAGTTCTCGCCAAAGATGGTCGTAGAGTTACTATGCGAGCAAACACCATGGAACTTGAAAAAGTTAACGTTGGTGAACGTGTAATCCGTGCAGCAGCACAGGCTAACAACAACTATGAAAACGCTGGTGCAACATTTACTAAGGTTGAACTTACTACCAAGAAGATTCGTCTTGATTGGGAAGTATCAACTGAAGCACTTGAAGACAATATTGAAGGTGGTGCGCTTGAAGATCATCTAGTTCGCTTGATGACAAACGCATTCGCAAACGATATTGAAGACCTCGCTATTAATGGCGATGGTACAACTGGTGACTTCCTTTCAATTATGGAAGGTTTCGTTTACAAGGTTGAAAATGATGGCGATGCTCACGAAGCAGCCGTCACCGTCACTGATGACAACTGGACTACAGAGGTAATGCAGGACATTATCCTTGCAATGCCACGTAAGTATCGTGCACTTAAGCAGAACCTAAAGTTCTACGCAGGTACAGATGCATTCGCAGGTATTGTTAAGAACAACGGAACACTTGCTGACGCTATTGCTGAAGCATTTGCTCCACGTACTGGTGGTACAGAGCGCAACCGTCAAGACTATCTTGATGGTATGGGTCAGACATTCGGTGGAGCACGTACAACACGTGTTCTCGGTGTCGATGTTATGGAAGTACCTTACTACCCAGCAGATTATGTCGACTTGACATTCCCTGCTAACCGTGTTTGGGGCTTCCAGCGTGATATCACGGTAAACCGTGAATACAAGCCAAAGAAGGACACAATTGAATACACAGTATTCGTCCGATTTGGTATTCAATGGGAAGAACTTGATGCAGTTGCTTACGCAGATGCAGCAGTTGACCCAACCGCATAGTTTGTAAAAACTATTAAGAAGGGAGGGCAGGCAACTGCCCTCCTTTTCTAATTAGGAGATAAAATGTCTTATCCAGGAAATCCTACAGTTTCACATCAACATAGTGGTGATGGTGCTATTGCGGTAGGAGGAGTTGGCGGAGTAATGGTAATGGGTCCTAACGGAATGATTACACAAACAAATGTACTAGGAAATATTCCAACTCCTATATTTGGTGAAAATATAACAATAACTGGAACACCAGCGGGAATAAGAAAGCCACAAACATTAAGAAGCAGTAGAAGGTAATTCTGATATAATAGCAGTGGAGGATAAAATGGCAACAACAAAAGAAGTAGTAGAAAAATTTTCTAAGAAAACGGTACCACAGTTACAGGCGTATGCAAAAAAACACAACATAGATATACTTGGATCTAATACAAAAAATGAACTTCTTGAGGCAATTCTTCCGTTTGTGCCTAGAGAAGATGAAGCACCAAAGCCAGCAGATAATAAACCAAAAGAAAAGGTTGCTATCTTTTCAAAGGGTAATATTTATTGGAGTGGAGTGGGTAGCCTTGAGAAAGGTTATAATATTGTCACAAAGGAGGCATCCGTTAAGTGGCTAACTCGTAAGAATGTCCGTGAAGCGACACCACAAGAGGTAGCAAAGCACTACGGCAAAGCATAATGCAAATACTAAGACTTCCCCCATATCCGCTTTCAATATCATATGATGTTCCTATGCCAGAAACAGAATATATTCTTATTATTCAGGATAGTAGTAGAAACGTTGTAGAGGTAGAACAAGCACTAACATCTACTGCTGGA